TAAATCCTTTTGCAACTGGAAACATGGGACAATCAGGTTCAATATTTCAAACACCTGGATTTGGACAGCCAACAATTAAAGACATAGCTATGATGAGTACTTTCCCTGAATTTGAAAGACCAGAAGATATGAAAGTAGGTGTTGATATGGGAAGTACTAGAAGAAGCGGTGAGGGTATCCTAGGAATTTCAAATGAAACAATGAAAACTTATCAAAATTTAATTGCATTAGCTGCAGCAGGAACATTAGCTGGTTTAACTTACAAAGAACAACAAGATTTAAAAAATAGATTAGAAAACGAATTTAATCAATACAAAGCAGAAGTAGCTAAATATACAGAACGATATAAAGATCCTTCTAACTTAGCTAGATACGAAGTTGAAACACCAGATGAACTAAAAGATGTAGTAAGAGCACCAGTTATGGATGGTGGTATTATGAATGCTAGAATGAATTACGCTATGGGAGATACTGCAAGCGAAAATGCTATGCAAGCATCAATGTATGAAGGTTTACCTATTAGACAAAACCCTAAAGGTGTAACAGAAATGGATTTAAGAGAAACAGGTGGATTTATACCACCAGTTGGAATAAAAGAAAAAGAAGATGACATTCCAGCAATGTTATCAAATAATGAATTTGTTTTTACAGCAGATGCGGTAAGAGGTATGGGAGGCGGAGACGTAGAAGAAGGCTCTGAAAGAATGTACGCTCTTATGAAAAAATTAGAAGAAGGAGGCAAAGTATAATGGCATACCCACAACCATTTTTAGAACCACTAGGTGAAAGACTTTCAGACGTTCTTGCATCAACTTTACCTGCAGAAGGTCAAGCATATGATGTAACTGGCATTACGCCACAGATTTCTCAAGTCAGTCCTCTTATTCAAGCAGCTCAACAAAGAAGTGCAACACAAGCTGGATTAGGTTCTTTACAATTTTCACCAGATACCGGAGCTGTTACAGGTGTTGGTCAAGGTACAGGAGTTGCACAATACGAACCATTTTTAGATAGAGCAGAAGGTTTATTAGATCCATCTGCATATCAATCTTACATGTCTCCATATCAACAAGAAGTTATCGACACGACACAAACTTTATTAGACGAGCAACGAGCAGCGGGAAGAACAAGACTAGCAGCTGAAGCTATTGGCGCTGGAGCTTTTGGTAGTGGTAGAGAAGGTGTACAAAGAGCTGAATATGAAAGACAAAGAGATATTTCTGATGCAGCACAAATAGCTGCAATAAGACAACAAGGTTTACAACAAGCTCAAGCTTTACAACAACAAGCATTAGGAAACGTAACAACACTTCCACAAATTCAACAACAATTAGGAAGAGGAATTACTCAAGAGTTAGGTTTAGCTGGAACAGGTGCTCAACAATATTCACAATCTATTTTAGATGCCAATCAGCAAGCTAATATAATAGCACAACAATTTCCATTACAACAATTAACAGGAGCTACAAATGTATTTGGAGGAATTGCACAAGGAACTCCAGGAGCTGTTTATTCTCCTCCTCAAGTAACTTCTCCAGCTTTAACAGCAGCTCAAGCTTTTGGTACTGTTTATGGAGGACTATCACCACAAGGTGGTCTTGGTAGTTTGTATAGGTAGTAATTATTATGTCAAGAATTTTACGTAGACCAATGTTTAGAGGTGGCAGACCTAACCCTTATGGAACAGGTATTACTGCTAACTTAGAAAAAAGAAAAAATTATAACGAAGGATCATTAGATCCTGCAAGAACTGCATTTGCAAAACAAGTTGGTCAAGCTGTTCAACAACAAGCAACGCCTGCTTATGGAGAACAAGTTAGAGATTTTTTAAGAGCGTTTGGTGCAAGTGCTGCACCAGCTGGTCAGTTTCAAACCTTAGGTGGAGCATTAGGACAAACAGGTGCTAACTTTCAAAAGATGTTTGAACCTAAAATACAAAAAGCTAGAGATCTTGGACAACAAACATTTTTAAAAACATTATCAGGAACAAGCGATCAAAAACTTTTAAAATATCAAAAATTAGCAAAAGATCTTTGGGCTATTGAATCTCAAAAACCAGAAGATCAAAGACAATTTCAAAGTTATGATGAGACATTTGAATATGTAATTAGAACAACTGAATTAGAAGGTGTAGATAAATCAGATGCTTTAAGAACAAAAACGATAGAAGATATTACAAAAAGAATACAAACAGATACTTCTTTAAACTATGCTGATGCTAAAGCTTTAGCAGAAACACAATACAAAATAGCAAATGATGGAGACTTTAGAAGAAAAGTTGGAGGAAGATTAAAAGGTCTTATACCTAGAAATTTTGAATTAGAAACAACTACAGGTAATTATGTTTGGGCAGCGCCTGACAGAAATCCACCAAGTACTTTACAACCAAACAATGTTTATTTAGATCCCGTAACACGTAACTTATATTATTTCGATGGACAGAAATCATTAATATTATTAAAATAGGAGTAAGTAATGTCTTCAAAAACAGAACTTGAAAACAGTAAAAAATTACCACAAACTCCTAACTTGGATGAACTTCCTGATGTTGATGAAGTAGCGATCGAAACAGAAAATTATAGTCAACCTGCCTTTAAACCTGGAGATCTTGATTCAGATAAATTACCAGAATCATATAAACAAGGAGCGCCTGTTTTTACTACAGGATTTACCGCAGCAGAAAAATTATACAGAACAATAAAAGGGGAAGAAGTTCCCTCAAATGAATACACAATATTAGAAACAGGTGTTATTGGTGTGCTTGATGCTTCACTAAAAATAGCAAAAAACGCTTATACTTTAACTGGTGCGATAGTTGATGCATTGGGTGAAGAGAATATAAAAAAAGATGCAGGTTTATTTGCTAAACTAGAAAAAGATTTTGATGAGTCTGTTTTTGGAAAATTAGAAAGAGGAGCAGAAGAAATTGCATATCAAGATGCTGTAGGTAGATTAACTTCTGCATTTACTCAATTATATGTTGGAGGTAGAGCAGGAGCATCTGGAACTTTATATTTAGGAAATAAAGCTAAACAAATAGCTAACAATTATATAAAGGCAGCTAAAGTAGGAAAAATTGCTAAACCAAATAAAAACATGGTTAAAGCTTTAGAAAAAGCAAAAGAATTAAATAAATTATCAGGTAAAAATAAATACATAGCTATAGGTATTGGTGGTGGAATTGGTGCAGGTCTTGTAGCAGAAACTGAAGACATAGGTACGTTAGGAGATATAGAAGCATTAAATGAATTAATTGGTTTTGATTTTCCAACACGATTAGATAGAGTAAAAAGAGAAGATGCTAAAGACGAAGCTGTTAGAAATTTAACAAACAGATTTAAGTTTGGAGCTGACACAGGTTTGATATCTGTTGTTGTAGGCTATGGTTTAGGAAAGGTAACAAATAAATTAATCGAGCAAGGAGATAAACTTGCTTATAGTAACAAAGCTATTGATAGATGGATAGATAGATTTGCAGCAGATTTAAGACCAAGAGGGTTTAAAGAACAAAAACTGTTTGAAGGAACTAAAAAAGTAGAAGGTCAAATTAATGCAGGACAAGTTACATCAAAAGATTTGATATTAGATATAGATAAAACATTATTTGATATTGCAAAACGATCCGGTATTTCAAAAGGTAGTCCAGCATTTAAAAGAATTATAGGAAGAGTAGATGAACTTTTAACAGGAGGTCAAGATGTAGTTAAAAATAATAAAATTATATTTAATGGTTTTGATTCAAAAACAATGAAAGAATTTAAAAAATTTGCAGACGAACTTGATATTACTGCAAATGATCAAAAAGCTATCGTCTCCGATTTAATAAAAATTAGAAATGAATTTAACATATTTAAAAATGCTTTGCTTACAAGTAAAAATTTGAATGTTGGTTCAAAACAATTTAACGAAATAATGTCTGATCGTATGAAAAATATGTTTACATCAGAATACAAAATATCAACAGACAGAAGTATTTTACCTTGGGCTAATTATAAACCAGCTGAAGCCAATGTAAATGCTGTAAAATCTGTTATAGATAGATATGGTAAATCAGAAGGAGTTAAACTAGCTGATACAGAATTAGATTTAATAGTAGATGATATTATAAAAAACGTACAGATAGATGAAGTAACTAAAACACCACGTTTCTTTATGACTAAATTAAATGCTTTAGATGATACACAAACACAGCTTATAAACATTGCAGATAGTTTTAAAAAAGGTGTTTTCAAACCTGGTAAGTTAATAAAAACAAAAGATGATTTACGAGATTTTCAAAGATTATTTGGACAAAAAAGAGATATCAGAAACACAATTATAAACACTATAAATGATTTAGCATCGATAGTTGCTAAAGATGAGTTGTATTCAAATGTATTAAAAAATAGTGAAGAGTTAATTAAACAAGGTAAACGAGCAGTTGTGTATCCAACAAGACTACAGGCTATAAAAAATTTACCTAACCAACAATTAATTACTAGTAAAAATGGTTTACAAATAAAATCGCCTTTAGGTGAGAGTGCTTACACAAATCCATTGAATGGATATTTTACAAGTAAAAAATTTGCTGACGCTTTACAATTTGCAGAGAAAATACCTTTTGATGAATTTGCTAAAAATGCTTTTTATAAACATTTAATTTTAATACCAAAAGGTGCAACTCAAATATCAAAAACAATATTGGGTCCTTTTACACATACAAGAAACTTTGTTGGTTCTAGTATATTTGCTATGGCTTCTGGTAATGTTTTTAAAAATCCAATTACAGTAGTTAAAAATTTTAAACAAGCTTTCAATACAGTTCAACCTCAATTACTTTATCGTAATTTACCTAAAGATCAGGCTATGTATAAATTTTTATTAGAAGAACAAGTAGTAAATTCTTCTGCTGTAGCAAGAGATATTGCAGGAGTATTAGATGACATTGGAAAAGGTGGGGATGTTTATCAAAGATTTTTTGGTAGATTTGGTCAAGGATTAAAAAATTTATATACAAAAGCTGGAGACTTGTATGTAGCTGAAGATGATCTTTGGAAAATTTTTTCTTTCTTAGGTGACTTTGATAGTTATAAAAAAGCTTACACAGCTGCTTTTAATGCAGGTAAAATAAAACAAATGCCTTCAGATTTAGAGTTAATGAAGACAGCTGCAAATTTAGTTAGAAACTATATGCCAAACTATGGCTATGTAGGTAGATTAGTTCAAGCTGTTCGAAGATTACCTTTAGGAAACTTCTTAGCATGGCCTGCTGAAATTTTAAGAAATGGTGTAAATTTAATTGAGATCGCTCTTAAAGAAGCAAAAAATCCTATCACAGCTGCAATTGGTTATAAAAGATTAGCATCTGCAGCAACAACGATAGGAATTGCCATACCAGTAATAGGTGAAGTAACAAGAAACTTATATGGTATAACTAAAGATATGGCAGCAGCAGCCAGAGAATTTGTTCCATACTATTCAAAAGAATCTATTATATTTCTTACTCGAGATGAGGATGGTTCACTAAATTACATAGATGCATCCGGTGCATTTGTTTATGATACTTTAACTAACCCAATTACTGCTGCGTTAGCTGCTGTTGAAGAACAAAGAGTTATTGATCCTTCAAAACCTTTAATACCTGGTTTATATGAAGGTCTGGCAAGAGGTATGTCAAGATTAGCTAGACCGTTTATTGAACCATCTATTTGGTATGCAACAATGCTAGACATTTTAGTTAGAGATGGAGAAACAAAAGAGGGTTATAGAATATGGAATGAAGATGCACCTCAAGGAGAAAAAATTTCAAAAGCAGTTGAGTATACAATAGAAGCAACAGCTCCTTTTTCTTTCAAACAATTTAAAAGATTAGGTTCTGCCATACAAGATAAACCAGGACCGAGAGGCGAGAAATTTAATGTAGATGATGAAATAGCAGGTTTTTATGGTTTAAGAGGAGTAAAACTAGATCCAATGAAAAGTATGCCATATAAAATATATGAATTTAAAAAATCAGTTGCAGGAACAAGAAGTTTATTAACATCCCCAACAACAAAAGGGGGAGAAATATCTAGAGATGATATTATTGAAAGATACTACATAGCTAATCGACAAAGATTTAAAGCTATGAGAAAACAAAAAAATATAAATGAGTTAGCAAGAATTTTAGAAGTTGATGAAGATGCTATGAAAAAACTTTACGTAGATAGAGGAATTAGAAAAGAATTTAATTTTATGAACGAAGGTGAATATTTGCCATTTAAAATTAGTCCAGGTTATAGCAAAAAAGTTAGAGAACAAAGAGAAAAATTAGAAGAACAATTTGAACAACTAACATTTGAAGCACCTTTAGATGAAGAAGTATTGCAAATTTTAAATGAAATGAAACAGGATATGACAGGTATGTCTTTAGAAGATAGGTATCAAGATCAAATAAGATTAGAAGATTATTTAACTGGTGAAAAAAGAAGTTCTTCTATTAATGATATACCAACACCACCATTACCGGAACAACCACAACCTAACCCACAAATTGTTTCAACACCACCAATGCCTATGCAATCAGGGTTGACCACAACAGAAAATGCTTTACTTTCAGATGAAGAAAAAGCTATAAGATTAAGACAAAGAGGTATTGTATAATGACTAAAGACAACGCACTACAACGAATAGACTCACACGAAAAACTTTGCAGAATTATGCAGAAACAAACTCACGACAAGATTCAAAAATTAGAAAATCAAATTACTAGAGTAGAAAGAATATTATTAGTATCTATGGGAGCAGTCATCACAGGTATGGGTGGTGTTATTTTAGTTCTCTTACAAAAACTTTAAATCCAATCTTTTAATTCTTCACCCATTATTTCAGTAGCAATGTTTACTTTGTTACGAAGAGAAGTAACTATTTTTGTATCAATAGTATCTTCACAAATAAGATCAATATATGTCATAGGTTTTTCTTGACCAATACGATCTATTCTAGCTTCCGACTGTTGTCTCTTTTCAAGATCATAACCATTAGAATAATAAATCATTGTTGATGCACCTGTAAGTGTAATACCATAACCTCCTGTTTGAGGTGTGCCTACAATAAATCTAACAGGACTTTCAGGGTCTTGTATTTTCTTAATAGCTTTCTGTCTATCATCTGTTGATGTATCACCATAATATGTAACAACTGTATTTTCACCATATTTTTTTGATATAGATTCTACAATTTTTTTAATATCATATCTGTAATGTGCCCATATAACAGCTTTGCCTTCAACCTCTTCAAGAATATCCATTAGTTGATTAATACGATTGCTTTTTACATCTTGAACTACACCATCGTTAGATGTGAAATGACCACAAGTTATTTGATGTAATCTCATTAATTGAGTAATTACAGTTGTAGACGAAACTACTTTACCATTTAGAAATGCAATAGCTTCTTGTTTCATTTGTTTATAAAGTTTCTTTTGTTCATCAGTTAATTCTACTGTACGTTTTGAATATGTTTTCTTTGGTAAATCTAAACAATCATCTTTTAATACACGATATGAAAAAGGTTTTATTTTATCAGATAGTTCAGGTAAGTTTCTATAACCAACAACAAGTTGAATCATTCTACCTGATACATTTACTTGTTTAGTAATCGCATATCTAATTTTAAATGTGTAGTAAGATTCATGTCCTAATAAAAAAGGACTTAAAAAATAACATTGTGCAAATAAATCTAATGGTGATTTAGTTACAGGCGAACCTGTAAGTATTCTTCTATATTTAGAATTAATACTAATATCTATAATTGCTCTTGTTCTTTTTGCTTGAGGATTTTTTATAGAAGTTGATTCATCAATTGCCATTATAGTTTTATGAGAAGCTAAAAACTTTTTTGCAAAATCTACACCTTTTTTTGTAGAAAATGCTTCTACATTCATAATCAATATATGAAGCTCTGCACCTGTAGAAAACATAGGTTTTAGGTCTGCAGCATCAGGTTTAGTTCTCCATAAGCCAACTTTCTTTTCTATATAATCAGGCATATGACTCGGTATTTCAGAGTCAAACCAATTCTTATAAACACCTTTTGGTGCAATAATTAACGCACCATCTATCTTGCCAGCGTTATAAAGCATAGCAATGTTATCAATTAATACCTTTGATTTACCTGTTCCCATCTCCATAAAGTACGCAAAAACTTCTTTATCCCATGACATTTCAAGGGCTTTTTTCTGATGAGCAAAAGGCTTGCTTTTATATTTATAATGCATAATATATTTTAACTTTCTATTGGAAGCATATATATTATGTGCTATTAAATGTCAAGAAGGATATATTATTAATGTCAAAAGTCTTTGTTATACAAGACATACCAGGAACTAAAGCAGGAGCACCCAAAATAAATATTATTGGGGCGACACAATTTGGACAACTTAAAGTGTTATTACCTGAAAACTCTCAAATTATTTTGAGTCCAACTTATGTGATAACAACATTAAAACAAAAATTAAAAGATTATACAGAAGAAGATTATTTATTATTAACAGGTGACCCAGCAATTATTGGTGTAGCTTGTTCAATAGTTTCTGATATTACAAATGGAAAATATAAATTATTAAAATGGGACAAACAGGAGAGGAGATACTATCCAGTTGAAATAGATTTATATAACAAAGGTTGACAATTAAAAAAAAATAAGTATATAGAAAGGTAAGAAAGTTATGACAAAAATTGATTTTGAAAATGATAGAATGCAATCTGTTGAGCAAATAGATTCTGCTAAACGATTATCAGATAAAATATTAGAACTAAAAGATTTTGAAGATGAAATTGCAAATGCCGAAGAGTCTCTAAAAAAATTAAAAGAAAAAGCAAGAGCAATTTCAAGCATTGAGATTCCAGCTATGATGGATGAAATGCAGATTACAAAATTAAAGCTAAAGGACGGTGAGGCTGTAGAAATAAAAAAAGTATACGGTGCGTCCATTCCTAAAGATAGACAAGAGGAGGCTTTTACATGGCTTCGTAACAACGGTCTAGGTGATATTATTAAAAATGATATTACCGTTACCTTTGGTCGTGGCGAAGATAACAAGGCAGCAACATATGCTAACCTTGCACGAGGTCAAGGGTTTGAACCTGTCCAGAAGATTGGAGTAAACCCAATGACACTCAAGGCACTGGTCAGGGAACGACTTGAATCTGGACAAGACGTTCCTGCCGACCTATTTAAACCGTTTGAAGGTAACCAAACAAAAATAACAAGACGTTAACTATAGGAGAAACGAGAAATGAGTAACGCGAAACAAATGACAAAGAGAGATGCAAATCTTCCATCAGCTTCATTATTTGAAGCAGATGCACAAGCTGGTTTTGAGAATGTGAAGACAGAAAGTCTGGCTCCACCTATCTTAAAACTTTTACAGAACGGTTCAGCTGAAGCACAGAAACGTAATCAAAATTATGTTGAAGGTGCAGAACCTGGAATGTTCTTAAACACTGTTACGAAACAGTTATACAATGGTGATCAAGGAATACAGGTTATTCCATGTCACTATAAACTAGAATACCAAGAATGGGCAGATTATGGAACAGGTTCAGGTAGACCCGAAATGATTTATCCTGACACTTCGGATATTCTAGAAAAAACTACAAAGGGACCTGATGGTAAAGATAGATTACAAAACGGTAATTACATCTTAACTGTTGGTCAACACTTTGTAATTATTATAGGAGACAAAGGTTCTGAAACTGCGATGATATCTATGAGTTCATCTCAAGGTAAAGTCAGCAGAAAATGGAACTCCATGATGAAGTCTATTAGTTTAGATGGTAAGAATGGTTCATTTACTCCACCATCGTTTAGTCACATTTATAAATTATCTTCTGTATTAAATACAGGTAAAGGTAATCAATGGTACGGCTACAACGTAGAGAAAGTTGGAATGTTAGAAAATGCTAATATGTATGAACGAGCAAAAAAGTTCTACGAAGGCATTAAAAACAAAGCTTAATTATATTGGGCGGTAGTAATGCCGCCCATATTAAAATGGAAAGTAAATGGACATACAGAAATTTAAAAAAATATTTGAAGGATCTAGTAATGCTTATGGTCAAACTCGAAAGACAGATGAGTATGATGACAGAGGTAAACACAAAACTAAATCAACAATAAAAAAATATCCTGTCACAGAAAAAATGTGGGTAGATCATTTAAATGGTGTTGATCCTGCGTTAGGTATCATACCCATAAACGAAGATAGTAAATGTAAATGGGCATGTATAGATATAGATGTTTACACTTTAAATCATAAAGAACTTATAGATAAAATTATTGCAAAGAAACTACCACTAACTGTATTTAGATCTAAATCGGGGGGTGCTCACGTATTTTTATTTACAAAAGAATTTGCACCTGCAGCATTATTTAGAAATAAATTAAAAGATATTGCAGCAAGCATAGGTTTTGCAAGATCAGAAATATTTCCAAAACAAAATCATATAAAAAAAGAAAGAGGAGATGTAGGTAGTTTTTTAAATCTTCCTTATCATGATGCAAATCAAACATTGAGGTATGCATTTAAAGAAGATGCTACAGCTATGACACTTGATGAATTTTTTAATCATTATGAAAAAATTGTATTAACAGAAGAACAGTTGGTTGCACTAAGTGTAAAAGAAGAAAAAGTAAAAGAAGATGATTTATTAAAAGGATCACCACCATGTCTAAAGATGTTAGCTAAAGAAGGTATACCTAACGGTAAAAGAAATAATGCTATGTATAACTTTGGTATTTATTGTAAGAAAAGATTTCCTGATACATGGGACACAGAAATTTTTGAATACAATAAAAAGTTTTGTCAACCACCTTTAGATAAAAAAGAGATGGATGAATTAATCAAATCAATTACAGGGAAAGAATATCAATACAAATGCAAAGATGAACCAATAGTTTCTTTTTGTAATTCTAGAAAATGTGTTAGACAAGAATTTGGTGTAGGTGATGACTTTACTCCTGGTTTAGAAATAAAAGAAATACAAAAATATACATCAAACCCACCTATCTTTTATGTAACAATAGGTGAAGACATTGTTGAATGTTCTGCTGTTGAATTACATGATCCTGATAAATTTTCTCTAAAATGTGTAGAGCAAATTAACCAAGCTATGTTACCTGTTGCAAAATTAATATGGAGAAAACAAATTAATAAATTATTACAAAGTGTAATACCTATTGAAGCTCCAGAAGCTATTAAGACAGACATACAATTAAAAGAATTATTAACTGACTTTATTACAAGAGCAAATGGTAAAAAGATAGAGGACATAAGAAAAGGTGTTGCATACACAGAAGAAGGCAAAAGTTATTTTAAATTTAAAAGTTTTTGGAATTTTTTACTTAGAAGTAAATCTTGGAATGTAAAATATGAAACTACTATGAGAATGTTACAAGTTCTTTTTGGTGCAGAGGAAGAGGTTGCTAAACTAGATAACAAATCAACAAGATATCTTATCGTAGAAAACGTTGAGATAGATAAACCAGTTATAAGAAATACAAAAATAAAAGAGGCGCCTTTTGCATAGAACACTTATAGCAGGTCCTCCAGGTACAGGTAAAACTTTTACTTTAACAAAGTATCTTGATAAAGAACTTAAAGAACATAAAACAGATCCACAAAAAATTATCTACATATCTTTTAGTAATGCTGCAGCTGATGAAGCAAACAGGAGAATAAAAAATAATTTATACCACATAGGAACTATGCATTCTTTAGGAACTAAAGAACTTCAAATAAATACTAAAACACAATTGTTGAAAGGAAGTAGATGGAATAGTTTTAAAAATTTTTCACAGATATGTAGAGACATGTCTTTTGAATCCTATGTAAACGAAGCAGGTTATGTAGAATACATGAACCCAAATATGAAAGTAATTCAATATGCAAGATCTAGAAAACTAGACTTACAACAAGCAGCAATGGATCTAGATATCATACATTTAATTGATATTGGTTTTGTAGAACAGTTAAACAAAGATCTTATAAATTTTAAAGATGGAACAGGTATGGTTGAATACTCTGACATGATTTCTCAGTTTGTCGATAAGCGTAAATGTCCTGCTATCGATGTTGTGTTTCTTGATGAAGCACAAGATCTAAGTCCTCTGCAATGGGATATGTTTTTTTATCTAGAGAGCGTTTCCATTCGTTCTTACATTGCAGGGGATGATGATCAAACTATCTATACGTTTCAAGGTGCTAATCCTAAAATATTTATTGACTTAAAAGGAATTGAAGACCCTCAAATTAAATCAAGAAGAGTGCCTAAAAAAATACATAAATTAGCAGAGTCTATATTTCCATATATGTCTGAACGATTAGAAAAGAAATGGGAACCAAGAGATGCAGAAGGAAATGTTTATGAAGATGTTACATTAGAAGAATTAAATTTTAATTCTGGTAACTGGATGATTTTAGCTAGAACAAATAAAATGTTAGAACCTATAAAAGAATATTTATACGATAATCATTTAAGATTTGATGCAAAGAATCAAACTCTTTTACCTAAAGATATGTTAAATGCTTATAGAGTCTGGCATCGTTTACATCAAGGAGCCATTGTAAATAAAGAAGATATAAAAGATTTATGGGATTATTTAACTGTTAAACAAGGACACGTTGAAAGAGGTTTTGCTGGAGGAAAATCACTAGAAAATATAACTGGTGTTGATCTTGACCAACTAAAATCTGAACACGGGTTGCGAGCGACGGGGAGCTGGGAAACATTAAATTTTCCTGACGCAAGTAAAGACTACATTAGAACGATTCTAAAGAACGGTGATGATCTAATGAAACCAGCAAGAATAAAAGTATCTACAATACATGGTGTAAAAGGAGAAGAAGCAGACAATGTTGTTTTGTATACAGACATAGAAAAAATTATATACGATTCAGCATTAAAAGATCCTGATCCTGAGCATAGATTGTTTTTTGTAGGTATAACAAGAGCAAAAGAAAATCTGTATCTCCCGCAAGCAACGGGAGACTATCAATATAACATAGGAGGACCAATAGTATGACAGACGAAAGTATATTTAAAGATCTAGAACCACAAGAAAAACAAATAGGAGGCAAACATTATAAAAATTTTCACATTCAGCCGTACGAGTTTATTTCAAAAAATAATCTCTCTTTCTTCCAGGGCTGTGTTGTAAAATATGTTTGTAGATATTTGCAAAAGAATGGTGTAGAAGATTTAGAAAAGATAATACATTATTGTGAATTAGAGATTAAGAAATTAAGAGATATGAAAAGGAAGAAAAGATGAAATTAGCAAAAATGGATTTGATAACTATTACAATGTTTACTGCATTGTATTTTTATCAATGGATGGAATTTATTTTATAATGTTTTCAGTACAAACAGAATGGGATTGCCCCGAAAACTTTCCGGATTTATCCGATGCAAAATATATTTCAATTGACTTAGAAACAAAAGATCCTGATCTTAAAGCAAGAGGATCTGGTGCCATACAAGGTCATGGTGAGATTGTAGGTATTGCTGTGGCTGTAGAAGGATGGTCAGGTTATTATCCAATTGCACACGAAGGTGGTGGTAATATGGATAAAAGAATTGTTTTAGAATGGTTCAAAAAAGTTTGTGCAACAGATGCTGTAAAAATATTTCACAATGCAATGTATGATGTATGTTGGATTAAATCATACGGTATACCTATCAATGGTCACATTATAGATACAATGGTTATGGCCTCATTAATTGATGAGAATAGATTATGGTATTCACTAAACAGTGTATCATTTGATTATCTTGGAGAAGTAAAGAATGAGAAAGCTTTGAAAGAAGCTGCGGAGTCTTGGGGTATAGATCCTAAAAAAGAAATGTATAAACTACCTGCAATGTATGTAGGTTCTTATGCAGAGAAAGATGCTGAACTTACATTAGAATTATTTAAAGTATTATCTAGAGAAATTACAAAACAAAACTTAACAAACGTATTTGATTTAGAAACACAGTTGTTTCCATGTTTAATTGATATGAAGTTTAAAGGGGTGTGTGTCGATGTCGAACAAGCTCATAAATTGAAACAACAGTTGTGTAAACAAGAAGAGCAATTAATGTACCAAGTAAAAGCAGAAACAGGTATAGATGTCCAAATATGGGCAGCAAGATCGATTGCCAAAGTTTTCGACAAACTTTCCTTAGATTACCATACAACTGAGAAAACAAGCTCACCTTCATTTACAAAAAATTTCCTTTCCACTCATAAACACCCGTTGGTTAAGAGCATAGCAAAAGCTAGAGAAATAAACAAGGCACATACAACTTTCATAGATACAATATTAAAACATGAACACAGGGGAAGAATACACGCAGACATAAATCCAATACGATCAGATCAAGGTGGTACAGTTACAGGACGATTTAGTTATTCGAATCCAAATTTACAGCAGATACCTGCAAGAAACAAAGAACTAGGGCCAATGATTAGATCTTTATTTATTCCAGAAAAAAATCACAAGTGGGGTTGTTTTGATTACAGTCAACAAGAACCAAGATTAGTTGTGCACTACGCAGCAACAACAGAGCCAATCTGTTTTGATAATTCAGTTACAAACATAGTAGATAAATTTAAAGACAACTCTGTAGATTTCCACCAGACTGTAGCTGATATGGCCAACATATCTAGAACACAAGCCAAGACGATCAATTTGGGTCTTTTCTATGGTATGGGTAAAGCAAAGCTACAAGCTGAATTAGGATTAAATACAAAAGAAGAAGCAGAAGATTTATTTAATCAGTATCATCAGAACGTACCCTTTGTTCGAGATCTTATGAATTATACATCTAAGACAGCTCAGACATCCGGATCTATAGGAACACTACTAGGACGTAGATGTAGATTTAATAAATGGGAACCAAATCAATTTGGTATGCATAAACCTATGGACTTTGAAGAGGCAGAAAGAACTTATGGCAGAGGTAGAATCAGAAGAGCATTTACATACAAAGCTTTAAATAAATTAATACAAGGATCAGCAGCAGACATGACAAAGAAAGCTATGGTAGATTTATATAACGAAGGCATTGTGCCACACATACAAATTCATGATGAGTTAGATATTTCTATACAGTCAGAAGAACAGTCTAATAAAATTATTGAAATTATGGAGAATGCTGTTAGTTTAGAAGTTCCCAATAAAGTAGATTATGAATCAGGTAAAACTTGGGGTGAAATTAATGGATAATTATGGCATATCTAAACGCAAACATACCGGTAACTTATGCACAAATTAAGAGAGAATATTTATTTGACCTTAAAAAACATCATGGTGAAGTTGAAGACTGCATTATTTTTGGTTTATCGAGTATTACGGGGCACAGTATACTTTTTCATTGTATTATGGAAAATGGAGCTGTCTTCTATCGTCTCCCAATATCTGCGTTCATTCAAAGAGGCTTTAAGCCAGAAGACGTTCCTAAACGTAGACTTGATGAGTTACAGTTATGGAATTGTTTTAGTTACTATCCTGCTGTTACTAATTGGGATATCTTAGAAGGACAGGCCGGTAAATACATCGGAAAAGATAAAAAATGGCACCCTGGTAAATACTTATTTACGGTTGACTTTGCTCATCCAGAGCCTAATATATTAGACACGGATCACTCAGAGATACCGCACGAGCATAAATGTGCTCACATCATAGCCCTAGACGACGGGAATTATGCAGCACAACCTAACAACAGATGTATATGGGACATACCATCATTCACAGTGAAAGATGATATTCCTAAATGGAAAGTGCAGACATCTGAGTGGAATGTAGAAAATACAAGTGATTGGAAAACTGAAGATACCGATAACTTTTTCTACGAAATTGAGGAGAAAAAAAATGATTAATAAATGTAAAAATATTTGTTGCAAAACTTGGGAAAAAGTTAAAAGTTTATGGAACAGATTTATAGATTGGTTTACAGCTGGTCTAGATAAGTAATGAAGAAACCTAAAAGTAAATTAGAGTGGTTTAAAAAGAATATTGTAATTGTTCCTGTTGTTGCAGCAATTATAGCAGGAACATTTACATCGGTAAGATATGTATTATCTTTAAC